ATGTTGCTCCAGTGAGAGTGTCATACAAAACCACATTTCTATTCATCTGTTCAGGTGTCAGATCTGTTAGATGTCGGTAAAGATCGGAATACTTCATTTAAAGGCTCTTTTAATCCAAGACATTAAGCGAGGTTTGGCTAGGCAATTATGCTTAGCTGGGTTGTTTAGTACATCAGTGAGTTTCTTGCAGAGAGTTACATCAAAGTGTTTTGCTGGGCAAGAACTTAGTGCATCTCTAGCAATTCTCACTTCTTCGAGTGTTAATTCATAGGCGAATTCCATTAGTAGCTTGGTGGAATATTATTTAAAATTTCATCTCTTATCTCTTTAGCCATAGCTCTTAGCTCTAGGTCAGCAGGATTGGCCCTATGTGAAGCTACTACTAACTCGTCATATACTTTGATCCATTTATCTATAGTCCATTCCATAGATAAGTAATTGTTCCTCTTACGTACCTTTGGAGTGTAAGGTCTTACATTAAACTCTGGAACATTGGGGTGAGTTTCTTTAGAAAGTTCGATGCGTTTCATTGGTTTAGCAGTTGTTGAATGTGCTGATCCCTTTGTTCTAGCCTTTGTTTTAGTGGTGAGTTCTTAAGTCCATTGATAAGAGCTAGACCACACCAGCTAATCACTAGGAAGTACATTAGTGGGAGAATTAAAGACTTGTTCATGTGGTGTACAGATACATTGAAGCTAGTTTTCACACACTAGCAATGGTGGTTAGCAATTTGTTATAATAGTGCTAATCAAAAAGGTGTCTTGATAATAATATGTGGTGCATAGCCCCAGTCCTCTGTAACTGAGATACTGTCTGAATAGGAATTGAAATAAGATTGCAACTCCTCTGGTAGATGATCCCATTGAATATCATCATCTTCATTTAGTTCAATGACGCAATGAAAGTGATATTTAACTCGGTTAGCCATTACCAGTTCCCCTCATATTCAAATGAATCGAAGCACTGTCCACTATTCTTTTCTGCCTGTTGTTTTTGAAATTTAATAATTTCATCTAGCCTTTCTTTGGTGTAGCGTAGGTCGGCATAATATCCTGATTCTTCTGATATTTCTTCAGTACCAAAGAAGAATCCTGAAGTAGATGGTAATAAATCTTCAGCTACGCTTTGTCTCTTCTCTTCAGGGGTGTCTAGTACCTCATTGACTAGCTCTAGTAGCTTTATAAGGTGATCTATGTTGACATAGACTTTGGCGCAACTCTCATCCCTGCCATCGTTGCAGTTTTGAATGAAGAAGTTGTGTATTTGATTAGCCTTTCTCCATCTTGCTAGAGGGAAGGCTACTGTGTAGTAACTGCTTTGGTGGTCAACTGGGATAGCTGTAGGCATCTTGACTGCTCTTCTAACAGTTTCGAAGTCTTTGCTACGTTCTCTGGGTTCATCAGAAGTCCAGTCTGTAGGTTCAGCGAAGGCTCTCTTAGCAAACTTGCCTTCTAGGTACATATCTAGTCCCATGATTAATCTCCGATAGTAATGGTGGTAGTGGTGTGTGAGTTAAATTGATTTAGTAGTCTCCTAAGGCTCCTTCACTAAAATAATCGTAGCCGGATCTCCAGTTTGCTTCATTTATGTGATGCTGCTCTTGGCTCCTAGCTACAACTTCTTTAGCTTTGTTAGCTGCCTTGGCTGAGTCCTCTATAAGATCATCAAGGCTCTTGTATGATTTGGACATCGAACTAATAGCAATGGTACGGGGTGCAGTTTATAGTCATGCAGGACTGGTGACTATCCGTAGATAGACTCACCCCTTTAAATAAGTGTCTACTATCTTGACTATTTCTTGATAGGCTTTGTTGATTCTGTTACCAGCAGTCAACATTGTCTCTGTGATGTCCTTGTTATGCATGTTGTGACCAATAATGTAGTCAAATGCTTTTGCCTCTGTCTTTATTCCATAGTGCTTCATAACTAAGAAGGCTGTACTCTCTGCTTCTAGCTCTTTGATGCTCGTAGAGTCTGGAGCATTGGCCTCTAGATACTCATCACGATTGTGCAAGATACTATGGGCTAACTCATGGGCTAGGGTTGACACTTCATTAGTAGGCTTTAGCCCCTCCCTTAGCTCAATCTTGTTAGCTGTTCCGTTCTTACCTAAGAACCAGCAAGTACCATGTGCCCCTCCCATGTCCTCTTTAGATACACCTCTATTGATAGTGATCTTCCTGGCTTTAGCTACCTGGCAGAGACCATTGTATAGTTTCTTTGGTACGTCTCCTTCTATGTCTCCCATGACGTGGGATGTATCAGGCTTGTCTGGTAGTGGTTCCCCATCAGTCTGGCGATAGTCAAACACTGAGATGCCCCTAAAGCCACAAGGTCTCTTTGCTGGCTTGCCTAGAGTGTTTAAGATGGGGTTGCCGTTCTTATCTACTGCCGGAACCATTATTGGAGCTAATATTCTGATACCCTTTTCCCCTTTCTTCACTGACCTTTTGCAATCCTTTCTCCAACTGTGAAAACCTTTGACCATTGGAGAGGGATCAAAACCTTTCTGGAGTTGTTGGATGTAAATCAATAAAGAGTTATTAAAAGAGTACTGAGCAAACTTTGCCATCACTTCTAGATACTCCTCCCAGTTGGTTAGAGCTTTGTTTAGCCCCTCTAGGAGTGTTTCTTGCATCTCTGGAGGGATCTTGGCGAGTCTTGAAGTAGTCATAATCGTGTGTGCGTTTAATTAATTTAATAGTAGAGAGGGACACTGTTAACAGTGTTAAAGGTTCATAGCTTGTTGTATTTAATCCCCTCCCCCTCTGCATCTTGTAGTTGTTTGTACTGTTCATCAGATAGACAGACCCCGTAGTCCTCCCTATAGGGTCTAGGAATAGCTTTGAAGCCTATTGAAACATCCACCAAGGAGCCATAAGACCCCCTCGGCTTTTCATTTCTATAGAACACCTCCCACCCCTCAAGCCCCTCCTTCAGGATACGGTCAACCATGGGGAGATCCTCCCTATTAGCTGAATATTTAAAGCGAATTTCATTAGTCATAAAGCTTGATCCTCATAAATTTCATTGACTAGGGCGTTGTAGGCATCTAGGCAAGCCCCCAAGGATGCCCCCTCCCCCCATTGTTTCTTAATGGCTGCCCACTCCTCTGGGTGGGTGTAGGGCAAGTCATCATAGATAGCTTGCTTGGTGTCTTCACTGTGTAGAGTGCTCATGGCGTGGGGTCTCCTGTAATAGTGTCTAATAGGTTGATAACTTCCTTTAATAGGTCGTCTACTTCCTCTAGGTCGTCTAGGTCTCCAGTTTTTAGGAAACTATCCATTAACCCTTTAGAGTATTCTTCTTTGTTGGTTGTTTCTATCTCTTTAGAAATCGTTTCTAATTGATCTCTAAGGGTTTCTAATCTTGAATAACTCATTATCTGTTACGCTCCCACGCTGTCAAAGCGGCGTTGTAGTAGCTTTCAGACTGTTCTATGTCTTCCAGTTCTTGGCGTTCTTCTTCTGTTAGTTCTGGGAGCTCTAGCGACTCTTCAAAACTTATCTTGTGCCGATAGTCCATAGTAATTAATTAAATAGGGTTAGTTAGTGGCGCAAGTCTCACAGATTGGAACACTTAAGCGCATTTGATGCACTGTTATTGTTGAGCCGTTAAAGGTCTCAGCTTGTCCGTCTTGCTTACTTCCTAGGGTTATAGATCTCTGAGTATATAGAGAGCCTTTGTTGATAGTATTCTTGCAACTGTGGCAAGTTCTAGCCCGCCTAGTGGCTTTAAATTTCATTAGATAGTTACCTTAGATAAAAGGACAATAAGAAACCCGTTAGAGTCCCTTATTGAATCCCATAAAAGGGACTCAATGAGAGATACTTAACGCTTAAGCTATACAGAATGATTTCTTAAGCGCATCAGTCATATTAGGGACACGCTTGAAGCGTAACCCTATAATGTATGTTTCGCCGTCCTTGTCACCTATTCTCCAATCTGTCTTATCGCCGTCTAGAACTTTAAAGGTAATGCCATTAATAGTGACAGTCTTAGGTAGTGGCTTGTTTCTGCCAATATCAAAGGCAGCAGCATAATTCAATTTATTCTCTAAAGCTGCCTGTAAGGTGTTGAACTTAGAACCGTGACTAAGTGTTAGGTGATAGCCCATATTATGGCACTTTAGAAAGTCTCTGTCCGTCCTTTTGGTGTAGTCGTAAGCGTGTAAGGTATCCCCAACCCTAGACTCTTTGTTGTAGTCATAAGCGTTCAAAATAGCTAATAGAATAGAGTCATAGCGTCCACAGTTTAAGTTGATGTTGAAAGTCTTTAAAATATATTTACTGTCAGTCTCTGTAATGTTTACAGCGATATTCTCCCAATGATAATCGGATGTACCATTTAAACGTAGGCCGAGTAGTTCATTTGTACTGTTCTTAGAATAGAATCTTAAAACTTCAATAGTAAGTAGTCTTAAAAATAGGTTTGGTGATGTTCTAAAAGCTTTATCCCTTCTCGCTCTACATGCCAACTTTCCTTTTAAGTATGCTGGATTGCCTGCAGTGTTTAGGCAAATATACTTACATGATCCGGCTGCCGGACATGCTGCCTTAGTTGGTAGAAGGTGTAGAACTGCAGTAGGTGCAATACTTTCAGACTTCAAAACTTTAGGATTAGTTAGAGTTAGAACGTTAGAAGGATTAAGCTTGAAAGCTTGCTTGAATTGTCTTAGATCGTTTGAGAGTTGCATAGTTAGATGCTTATTAGATATTTATATATTAGCGAACTTATAGAAGCATTTATAGGGTTATGTAAGCAAGTACATAGTTTGAAATAATGCTTTAAAAGTTTTCAACATAGTCTCCCGCTTATTGTTCCTTCATAGCTGATACTCTGGCGACACTTGGCCCTAGTCTCTCAATAAATACGCTAAAAACTGTCGAAATAGTGGAAAAAAGGCTAAAAATTGCGCAGATAATGGCGAAAAAAGCAAGTTAAAAAGACATAATTTGCAACAATTTGTCCAGTTTGTGTCCAGTTTTAAAATATACCTTGAGATCCCTTGATATAACTATCATTTCAAACTTGCATAACTGCTCAAATGACAGTTACGCAGCAAATTATATCAATTTATTACTATTACTTGACATAAAACCAGGCCGATTCCGCCTATTTGTCAAGTATTTCCTCCTAATATTTACACAAAGTTGTAAAAATGCTCTGATTTGTAACAAATGTACCTCTTTGTTACTATATGTTTCTTTTTTTTAAAAATCCTTGACATTTGACCGAGGGGGCGCCAGATAGCTATAAAAATTTTTTCCCAAAATCGATCTTTTTAAAGAGGAAGTAGGGTACAGAGAGTCCTAATGATGTACTAGACCTAAAATTACATCTATAGCGCTAATTTTTCAACCAAGTGGCAGTTTCACCTGCAGATTTCGAGTTATATTCCCGTGCAACCGGTGTTCCTTACCCTCGTACCCCTGAGGAAAGGATGAGAATGGCTCCAGAAGTACATCAATATGCTAGAAACTACGCTCGACGACCTAGTGCTCTCCAAAAAGTAGCTGGTGCTGTCGGTAAAGCAGCTCAAATTGGGGGTACATTAGCTGGTGCATACGGAATTGCTAAAGCTTTAGGTCCACAGGCGGGTGCGGTGGCTTCGGCAGTGGCAGATGAGGTTATAAATCAGTCTAAAGGTCCATCTGGAGTTGTAATTACAGATTTAACGACTCCTAAAGAGAAATTTCAATATCATCGGGATTATTCAGGGAATAAGAGCGGTAATTATGGGGAAAGAGATAAAACTTATGAAAAACCTGGCTTTTATGACGAAATAGCGGAACACGATTTTGATAGTCCACAAAGTGACGGTTTTGTAGAGCCACGTGTACGTATTCCTACTAGAAGAGAAGAAAAACCTCCTACTGAAAGACATCAACGTAAAACTGTAATACGTGAAGGAAAAAATTATGGAAATCCAGAACCTAAAAGGGATCTTGTAGCAGAAGCAGACGCAAAGGCAGCCGAAATACTTGGCGGTCAGTTAGCTACGAGAGAAGGGGGAGGACAAATAGAAGATCCATGGTTTGATGAAGGAAACACTCGTAGATATGATCGTTTTGAAGGTGCAGGATTAGCTACAAAAGGTAGAACTGATACAAGAGGAGGGCTACGTAAGACAGTTGAGGATGCTTCTCTGAATTATCCTGTTGAAAGAGACATGTTGGTGGGTGGAACTGCTGCTACTGCTGGGGCAGTAGGTAAAAATATTGCTGATGCTGCAAATATTGTTGCTGGTGGCGAAGGATTGGGTAATCCGGTCACTAATACGGTGACACAGGCACTGGGTGGAGTCAAAGAGGCGGCGTTGCAGAAAATACCTCCTTATCATGCTTTAACAGAGTCTATTCAGGGAGGAGTAGAAACTGCTCAAAATGCTTACGAAACTATACGTGGACTTGGATTTGCACCTGGAGCAAACGTAGGGACTGTTCTTGATTGGGCTGGTACGCAAGCGTCTAATTTCCCTGGCGCGGCAACGGTATCTGAAATAGGAGGCAACGTACTTGAAGCAATGGGTCAGGTGGCTACGAATATGCCGATAGAGGCATTTTTTGGAATTACAGGGGCAGTAGGGGGAGCTACGGCTATGGGTGTTGCTAGAGGTTTAAATAAAACTAGTAAAGTTGGAAGTAATCTTTTAGAACAAGCAAGTCAAGCTTTTGATAAGACACAGAAAATTATAAATAGTGTTAAGACAGACCACGCGCAGATTGATTCTCCAGGTCAAGATCAGAAACGTATTGCGCCAAATACAACTATCCATACTGAGGGTTCTATACAAGGTAGTGAGCCAGGGTTAGGAGCACACGTTGATTCTGGTACGCCACAAACTAATAGACGTAGAGAAGAGTTAAGGGAGACATTTAGGAAATCTCTAGGAACTGTTCCTCCTGAAAAAAGAGAAGCTTTAATTGATCAACAATTAGAGAAAGAGTCAAACTCTAAAGGACTTTCTCAACTTAAGAATTTTGTAAGTAAGGCAATGTCTTCTGATATTGCACAGGCTGGAGATCAAGCAGCAAAAAAAGTAGTTAGAAGTGTCTTGAGAACTGTTGCTGGAGAAGAAAAGTTTCAAGAGATGGCTGCAGAAAATCTTCGTGAACAACAAGCAGAACGTATGAGAGCTATGGCAGGAAATGAGGCTAGAATGGCAAATATAAGAGCTAAGTACAGTATGGATTACAACCCTGCAGCGCCTAAATTACCGGGAGATGCAATTATAGGTTTAAATAAAGACAGGTTTGGTGGCTCAGCCTACATACCTACAGGAGGAATTGATATGTTACGTGATGAATCGGTACCAGCTTCTGCTTATGATGTAAGGTTACCAAGAGAAGATGAAGACACACCATTGTGGTGGGAGGTATAAAGATGGTTGTTGTTAAATTGTTCCTAGATAAAACTTTCACATGATTTTCCTCGAACCTATTATTGCTGCTCTCTTAGGTGCTGGTGTGACTGCACTTGCTGTTTTCTTTAAGAAAAATATAGCTGCACAAATGGTCTTAAAATATGGCTCGTTAGTGAAGAAGGCATATGACATTATTGACCCAATTTTAGATAAGAATTTAACGAATTGGAATGGTGGTCAAGTTGATCAAGCTTTTGAATTAGCAGTTAAGTCTGCAGCCGATGGCGAACTAACAGAAGATGAAATTAAAAAGATAGCTGTTTATATGGCTGACGCTTGGTTACCTGCTGCAGCTGCAGATAAAGTACGCATTCTTGAAGCTAAGGGTACAACTGAAGATCAAGATATAGTTACTAAATCAATTACCAAAACCGTTAACGCTTCTTAATTATGGCCGCTGGAGTTCAATTAACAGATCTAAGACCTTTTGCTGATAAAGCATTAAAGAAGCAACAGAAGTTAAAGCAACAAGATAAGAATCTTGCATTAAACCCTTTTGCTGATGCTGGAACTCTTAGTAGGGATAAATATACTTCTCGTGATCCAAAGTCTGGAAGTTACCAATGGGCTCAGAAATTAAAAGATGAGAACCCAGTAGATGATGATTTTCATCTTGCCGCAAGATCATTTATTAGACCAGATGAGAAAGGGTTTAGACAGGCGGATGATGCCTATCAAAAGTGGGAAAATTTTGCTTTTGTTCCTTTCCAACCAGGTAACAAAGTAGGGGCTTTAGCTGACCGAGTTGATACTCCTGATGTACAGGCGTTTTATGATACATATACGAGATCGCGTTTAATAGACGACGAAACTTACGTAGGTTCATCTAACCTTGCATATATGTTTGAAACACCTGCCACTGAAGGAAGTACTGAGAATAATCCTAATGAGGCGAACGTCTCACCAAGTAAGGGGGTAGCAGTGTAATGGCACAAGAAAAAAGTTGGTTTGATGATCCTGTAGTAAAACGAGTGAAAAGTAAAGTTGCGGATAAGGTTGTCGATAAAGGAATGGAAATGCTTGAAAAAGGAACTGGGGTACCTGTTAGACAGGTAGCTGGTTTAATGTCTCCCGAATTGTGGGGTAAAGCTAAGGAAGCTGCACAAGGGTGGTGGAATACTATGGCTGCTCCAGCTAGAGAGGGGACTCAGAATCTTCTTACAACTACTGCTATGGAAGCAGGTGGTTTTAAAGGTCCTGCTCCTACAGACGATGTCAGCAGAGTACCTAGATTTAGAAGTGAGCGAAGTGTAGGTGAGCCTTATCAAGAGGGTAAAGGTTGGGATCAACGTTGGCGAAAAGAAGAGGGAGAATATCCTAGATGGGCAAAAGCCGCATATGAAAATCCAGAAGTTGTAGCAAATATTGCAGGTAGCATTGTTCCAGCCGCTGCAGTTGTAGGTACCGGTACTGCTCTTAATTGGTGGGCTCAAGGAGATAAGCCTAGATCTGATTATGCCTACAATGTGAATCCTGCTCGTGGTAGTTATAACTCCAGTGTTGAATCTGCTGAAGCTTCCGCTTTTTATAAGCATCAATTAGAAGAACAGAAATTTGCACATAAGATGGAATTGATGAATGCAAGAGAACAATCTCGTACTCCAGGTGTTCAAAATACGTCTATGGGTTCTTATGGAGGAGGTCCAATGGATAACAGTGCCATTATTGGATTACTTCAAAATCAATTTGGGAATACTAGAACTTACTTCTAAATAAGTGAACGTATAATGAATAAAAAAGAGAGATAACAATGTTACCAGGAGCAATTTTTTCCGGCAAAGATGGATCTAGGCAATACGAGGTAGGTGAACCAGGAGGAAACTATTTTAGTAATACCGGAAATGAGGGAGGAGGCTTCAGTGGAGGATTCTCTAAGAATTTTGGAAAGAACTTTCTAGATATTTGGAAGACTGGTGGAATGGGTGGCGGTGGTAGTGGCGGTGGTGATGGAGATATATCTTTTGGCCCTACCACAATGGGGGGTGGCTCAGTATCACCTATAGGTAGTGGTGGTAAGCATTTCTTATTTCAATATACTCATCCACAGGCAACTATTATGCCATCGGCACCGTCTCAGCCTGGCTTCTTAGAAAATGTTGCCACAGCAGCAATACCTGCTGCAATTGGTGCATTTTGTGATGAACGTCTCAAAGTTGATATGGCACCATTAGAAAGTACTGAAGTTAATGATTCTTTAGCTGAGATTGCATTCTTTGTTAAGGGGCTCCGTGAGTGCGCTTGAGAAGTTAAAACAGTTAGAGCCGATTCAATTTCGGTATAAAGAAAATATAGATCCTAATCAGTCATTAAGAGCTGGTTTTTCGGCACAACAAGTACAAGAGATTATCCCTGAAGCTGTCCATGAAGTTGATGGAGTTTTGATGCTTGACTTAAACGTTTTGCGTAATTACTTATCATTAGCTAGAGAAGAGTTATTGTCTAAGAGTTAGAGACTTTAAAATAATTAAATATAGATATTTAGTGTAAAAGAAAATGCCATTGCCTGCTGCTGTAGCTACTTTACCTGCGTTAGGAAAAACTCTTTACGGACTTGGAAGTGCTGCTTTACCTTATCTACCAGCATTAGGTGCAGCTGGTGGTGCTTATTCACAAAGAGATAGAGGCTTAGGAGGAATGCTTCAAGGAGGCATCGTGGGCGGTGCTTCTACATGGGGACTCGGCGGTCCACTAGCAGGAGTAATGAACCCTGCAGCTAGGTTGGCTGGTAACGCTGCCGTGCAAGCAGGATTACAAGGTGGGGCTGTACGTGCTCTTATGGGTGGAACAAGAGCCGCATTGCCAGTTGCTGCAGGTTTAGGTGTTGGTGGATTAAGTGCAGGATTAACTATGCCAGCAATAGGTGGAGCAGCCGGAGCTGGTGCAATGGGTTTAACTAGATCTGGTGGTGTTGGTCCTCAAGGTGATCCTTTAGGTAATTTGCCTCCAGGTACAACTGCTCGGATGAAAGGACCAGATGGTGGTTGGTGGTACCAACTAGATCCTAGTAATGTGCCAATGGGTAACAGACTAGGTAGACAACTTGATGCAATAACAGATGCTTCAAATATTAATACTTTAGGTAACGCAATTTATGGTCAAACTGAAAGAGCTGCAAAGTCTGAGTTAGCACGTCAAGCAGCTGCAACACAGTTAGCATCTAATATTCAGCAGGCTAGACAAATGTCTCTTAATTCTCAAGAGGCTGGCTTACGCATGGGTATTGACGCTGGTCAAAACATGGCGTCTGCACTCGCTAACAGACAAAACTTTAGGTATTTCTAAATGTCAATTAGACAAAGCATAAATAATCTTTTAGGCGGAGGCCAAGGTGGAACTGTTTTAGGTCCTGGTTACACCGATAAGATGAATTACATTGACAAATTCATTGCGAATGAGAAGTATGATATCGAAAAAGGAGGTAAACAATATGAAGATGACCCTGAAGGACTTGTTTGGGATGCTTATAGAAATCGATTAGTTAGAGAAGGAGCTCCTACAGGTTTAAAAGGAAATATTCTTGGAATGATTGATTGGATGAATGCAAATCCTTTAGCTGCAAGACTTTTTACAGGAGGTAAGCTTCCTATAGGTTCGAGACCAACAGATTTAGATCAAGCAGGGGGATATGCAGATCCATATGGAAAAGGACCAGATCCAGGTACTTTAGGTGGTCAACGTGTGGAAATAAAACCTAAGGTTAAAAATCCATATTATGATGCTGCCAAAGCGCGAACATTCCAATTACAACAAACTGGAGCAGTACCAGCAATAGATCAAACTGGGAGATGGATTAATCAGTTTGCTACAGATGCCTATACAGGATGGCGTGATCCGAGGAGGATGGCAGGTAATCTCGGTATGGTTGGTAGTGCATTGAAGGATGCCACTTACTATGGTCATCAGCTAGATAAAGCTCAGATGTATGACTTTATGAATTCGCCATTAGGACAGGCTAGGGCATCGTTAACGGCACAACAGGCAATGGCTGTTCCACGTCTAACAAAAGCTGCTCTTATTGAAGCAATAGCGAAGAGACAGGGTGCAGCGAACGAATTTGGGCAATTAGGAACTCAGAGAACATATTTCACAGGTTAGTTAACTTAACCATTGGTAGAATCTAGATACTGCTCATTTAAAAAGTATTTAGAAAAATGGCTGATGATGTATTAAAAAAACAACAAGCTGAAAATATAAAGGCAAAGACAGAGATAGATACTGGTGCAACGGGTTCAGATCGTGAGGGGAAGACGTATACAATTGCCGGTAATAAATATACGGTTGACCAGGAGACGACTAATCAATTAGTACTAGATGAGGCTGCAGCAGCACAAACTCGTCTCAATATGATGACGGCTGCAGATGAAGATAAATATCTGAAGACTCATTTCACAACTGAGGAGATGAGAGCCGCTGATCAGGCTTCATTGTTGAAACAGAATGAATATGCGACGATGGGTGAGCAGGATCGAGCAACGGAAGCAGTTAAAGGAGTTGAGAGAAGAGCACAGCTAGAAACTGAAGGAGCTGAACAACGAGAAACTGCTGAAACTGTTGGCGCACAGACTCGTTTAACAGAAGCTGAAAAAGGAGCACAGGAACGACTTACTCAGCAAGAAGGATTACAAGAGAGTGGACGTCAAGCACGAGAAACACAAGCAGAAAGATATGTAGGAGAAAGAGGTTTAGAAGAGACTAGAGGAGCAGAGGCTCGTGCATTAGCTGGTAAGACAGCAGCTGAAGCTAGAGAAACTCAAGCTGAGCGTTTTGCTGGTGAAAGAAGTTTAGTTGAAACAGGAGGAGCTCAACAAAGGGAAACTCAAGCTGAGAAGTATGCAGGAGAAAGAGGTTTAGAAGAAACTAGAGGAGCACAGACACGAGAGACTCAGGCAGAAAGATATGCAGGGGAAAGAGGACTAGTTGAGACAGGTGGCGAACAGCAAAGACAAACACAGGCTGAGAAATATATGGGAGAAAGAGGATTAGTTGAGGCTGGTGGTCAACAAGCACGAGAAACGCAAGCTGAACGTTATGCAGGAGAAAGGGGATTAGCAAGTACTGTTGCTCAAGAGGGCAGACAAACTCAGGCAGAGAAGTATGCAGGGGAAAGAGGACTAGTTAGTTCTAAGGGTGCAGAAGAACGTCAGACTCAAGCAGAGAGATATGCGGGTGAAAGGGGATTATTAGGGGAAGGAGGGTCTCAAGCTAGACAGACACAAGCCGAGAGATATACAGGTGAGAGATCCTTATTAAGAGAGGGTGGTTCTGAAACCAGAAAAACTAGAGAGACTGAAGGAGAACAGGCCAGAGCATTAGAGAGAACTCGTGGATCTGAAACACGTCGTACAGATCTTCAAAGAGAATCTTTCCGTCGCTATAAGGAAGATAGGGACTATAGTCAAGCTCGCACAGCAGCTAGAGCATGATCGAATGGGTTAAAGGACTTACCGAAAAAGATAGGGAAGCCTACTTAGCCTTTTGTAAACAAACTAAAAGCTCAATTCAAATGTATTTGTACGCCCGATTTCTTGGGTTTACAGGTACAATCGTTCAATGCGATAAATGGGCTCAAAGAAAGTTCAAAAGGCGTAACTTTAATGAAGTATTGGAAACCGAAATTGATTCAATGCAGCAAGATATTTCTAATTTAAGAATTGGTATTGAACAAGGTATGGTGAAACAGGATATGGGTACTGCCAGAATTGCAATGCTTCAAAAGGAATTGAGGGGAACGATTAAACAACTCAGTGACGAAAGGGTTTTGCTTGATAAACAAGGTTTAATTCTTGCTGGTGCAGATAGAGCTTTACGAGAAATGTTGTCTATTTTTAGAGACGATCCTATTGAAGGGCCTCTAACAGAAGCGTCAATGGGAGTTTGGACAAAAATATTACAAGAAGAAAGTTAGAGATTCTTAAGCTATGCTACGTGCATGGCAGGTACAAGTATTTATAGCGTCTACAGACGCACTGCAAGAGCAGCCGCTAAACAGCAGGTAGTCAGAAAGACTTCCAATATCGACGTCGAACGTGCAAGAACAGATTTTGCATATTTTTGTGATGTTGTAGGTGATAAACCTCCTGCGAGACATCATAGACAATGGCATAAATATTTATGTACGGGAGATAGTAGTGAATGTTTAGCTGGAATAGCTGGTCCGAATATTGATATTCTTGCTCCACGAGGTTCAGCTAAGTCAACGGTTCTCGGTTTATTTACAGCTTGGTCAATTGGTGTACATGCTTTAAAGCGTATGCCTTTGAAAATTCTGTATATTTCTTACACGGTAGATGTAGCAAGACCTAAGAGCGCAGCCATTAAAAGAATTATCGAAGAAAGTAAGACTTATAAAGAAGTTTTTCCAACAGTAAAAATTGCTAAAGGAATAAACTCAAACGAGTATTGGAGTATTGATTGGAAATTTGCAGGTATTAAGTCTACTGGTGAAGAAGAATTTACTGTTTGTTGTGCAGGTCTAAAGGGTGCTGTGACATCTAAACGTTCTCATCTTTGTATTATTGATGACGCAATTAAGAGTGCGGATGATATCAAGAATAGGGATATCCGCCAAGCTATGGAGGACAACTGGAATGCTGTTATTGTTCCAACTATGTTTGAGGGTGGAAGAGCAGTTTGTCTAGGTACTCGCTTTCGTCATGATGATATTCATAACACTACTTTTACTCCAGCAAATGACTGGGTTCAGATTATTCAATCTGCAATAACGGTAGATAAGAACGGAGATGAAATATCTTATTGGCCTGAGATGTGGTCCTTAGATTATCTTCGTGATCGTCGAAGACAAGCTCCAATTGCTTATAGTTTTCAGTATCAAAATCAAATTGTACAAACAAGTGAATTATCTCTTTCACCAGATTTAATTGTTAAGGGAACTATTGCTACTCAATTTGATGCAATGGGTGTGGGTGTTGATTTATCAGCGGGTGTAAGAGAACAAAATGACTATACAGTTTTTGTAATGGGGGGTCGTGTTGGCGACAAAATTCATATTATTGATTGCAAGAGGATACGTCTTATGGGTAATTTAGAAAAATTAGATAGTTTAATGGAAATGATGGAAGAATGGGGTGTAATTCATAAAGATAATAAAAATTATTTTCCTACTGGGAGTGCTGTCCACATTTGGTCAGAAGCCGTTGCATATCAAGCATCGTTAGAAGCTGATTTTAAACGAATCTGTTTGGGAGAACAAGGTTTATATAACATGATATGGCATGCAGTCAAAGGATTTCGCGGGGATAAAGTTGCACGTTTCAGGGGAATTATGGGTCTATTTGAGCAGAGGAAAATTATATTTAATAAGTACAGAAGATTTACTAATCTAACTGATGAGATAGTTAATTTTGGAGTTAGTTCTCACGATGATTGTGTCGATGCATTGGTATGGCTGTGTAATGGATTAATGACCAAAGGAAAACTAGAGTTAGAGTATTGACGATTTAAACTGGAAAGACACCTACCAATGTCAAACAGCTATTACAACGTAGAAATCGAACAGGACGCTTATGGTTCTGTTGTTATTCCTCTGCCTGACGAACTTTGTCACGATTTGGCTCTTCAGCCAAGTGAACGATTCGATGTAGAAGCCGAGGGTGACGTGATTACTTTAAAACGTTTGCATGCTGGTTATACCATTGACCAATAGACAATTCGTTAAAAACTCATGAGTAGTACTGCTATTAAATCCGAGCTCGATCCTATTATTAAGGCAGTAGTGAATCGAGACGGTAGCGGATCAGCTGACACGATGCTGGTTAATGCTCATTTATCCCAGATGAAAATGTTTGGGATACGCCAAGGAGTTGAGTTTTATCCTGATCAAGATAACTTTGGAACACAAAGATTTGATTTTATTCAACAGGTTATAAAGTTCAATAAGTTAGATGCAAGACTTGATTCAATATGGGACAGGTTTTTAGCATATGGAAAAGGTCTTTTTTATATTCGACCAACACAAAAAACTTATCGTCTCTATTGGTTTGATAAAGATTCTTATCGTACATATTATTCACCAGAAGGTGATTTAGAAGAAGTAATCATCATCTATCCTTATAAAGTTAAAGCTTCTAAAGGATTTAAAGGTGCAGGATTAAATACAGACAAACGTTATATGCGTTTACGTATTACTCCTGAAGAAATAGAAGAGTTTCATAGTGAACAAGAGATAACTTTTGAAAATGAAAATATGGATTATGCCGCCTTTGATAAAAAGGTACATGACAACAGTATGGAGTTTATTCCATGTGTTGAGGTATTTAATAATCCTGATGCTTTTGGTACTGACGGAGCTGGCGAATTTGAGTGGTTATCTAGTCAGATAGTAGCTCATGACGAGATGGTAAAGAATATTCGTGCAAATTTATCATTCTTTGGTAATCCAACTTTACTTTCTTCCCGTCCGAAGCAGGATATTATTGAGCAGAATTCAGATGATACAGCTCAAAGACCTAGTATTTCGAGTCAATCAGGTTTTAATTCTGACTTCAGCTTATCTAGTTCTACCTTTAAACAAGATCCATCCAGTAGGCAACAGCCTGGTTATATAGGTAAACCAGGAAGTGGATATCGCGTACCAAGAGTTATCGCTAATTTGGAGCCAACTGATCGTGTTGGTTTTATTACTCCTAATGCTGTAGGTACCGATCAAGCTCGCTATGCAGAACAGCTAAGAAGTGAAATAAGATTAGCTTTAGGTGGTATTGATGATCTAAGCATCACAAACGTGACTGCAACGGAGATTAAATCAGCCTATGGACGTGTTAGTGCCACAGCTAAGAAGAAATGCTTACAACTCTATACATATGGCGTTTGTAAGTGTTTTGAGTTAATGATCTTCCAAGAAGAGCAGATCTTCCGTAAGTCTCTTGCTTATAACTCAGGTATTAAATATCCTATTCCTCCAGAAGATCCTGATGATGAAGTCTTATTTGAAAAATATGTTAAACAAAAAGATAGATATGAGAAGAAGTTACAGCAAGCTATTGATATGGCTGTTGAGACTAAAGAGATCCCCGATGGTGTTGTAGGTTTAGCTCCTGATGGAGATCGAACAGTTAGTTGGCGTTGGATGGGTCCAGTATATGAAGATACTGCACAGGATAAATTAAACCAATCTATCTTCACTCGTAACCTTCAAGAATTGGGTGTTGATAGTATAGAAGCACTGAAGTATTTATTTCCTTCCAAAACTGACGACGAGATTGCAGGAATGCTATCTGGTTATCCGTTTAGAATGGTAGGAGAAGTACAAAGGGCATATTCTCAACTCATTGACTTAGTCAATCAAGAGATGAGAACACCACATCCGCAGCAACCGAATTTACCGATGGCTGCAGATCCGAGGCTTGACCTCACCCCGTTTTTATACCGAACACTCGAATCATTACAGAAGGAAGTAACTTATGCAGGACGCTACCGTAGCGCCGACCCAATCGGCACCCCAAGTATCCCAGACCCAGCCGACCAGCTACGTGGCTCCAGCGGCTCAGTCAGCAGCCCAGGCACCGGTCGTGGGAACGTCTCCCCAATGGGTGGCGACCTCCCAGCCGATGGCGGCACCAATGTCACAAGCGCCAGCGCAGACGGCGGTACCTTACCAGAATTCAGCCCCTACAGCGTACAGCCCCCAGGTATCCCAGGCGCCCCAACAGCAGGAGAGCCCCTACAAGGAGGCGTTCAACAAGGTGGTGGGTCTCCTGAGTTCACCAGTCCAATTCCCGTTCCAGGGTCAACAGTCGCCTCAGACTCAAGCAATAGACCCGGCCAGCTACGCTTCCCAACAAACAACCCAGTTCGCCAATCAGGGTCTTCAGACCTCTATGCCTGGGATCAACAGCAACCAGGAATACTTGGACAATTATTCCCAAACCTCGTTGCCGGAGATAACAGAGGACCAGCTCCTCGCAAACGGAGTTAGCCCTAAGAGTATTGAGGTAATTGATCATTTTGGTCCTGACACTGCAGGAATCTTAAATGACTACTCTTGTGAGCTAGAAGATGCTGTAGTAGCTACTAATGGTCAGTTACAAGAAGCAGCTGGATTACTTAAGGAATTATCTGACGAGCATAAAGTTTACGAAAGAATTCTTACTGATCCAGATATTCTTGCTGATTATACATGTGAGTTCTTTGGTAAGAATGGTCCTTATCCTGTACCTGATCCTCGTGTTGCTGCACCTCAGGGACAATCTGTTGGACAACAGTTTGCAAATGCTCCTCAAGTAACTGGTCAACCTAACGTTACTGGACAGGCTCCAGGACGCCCTGAAATGCCAGTTCCTCCACAGCCTCAGAGACCTGCAGATCCAAATGCTTTCTGGAATAGTTTCGGACAAGCTGCTGATCGCAATCCTCAGGAAGCTTGGAAGTACTTAAATGCAGCTCAGCAGAGTCCTGAGATCTTCCGCCAAAAGCTCCTTGTAATGGAGTAATAAAAAAAAGGGGTGAGTGGAATAAAAACCTCCACCCCATTTTATTTTTTTTCTAATGGCAAAAAAGAAACCTAGCGCACAAGATAAAACAGCATCCTTTCTTTCAGGCTTTGGTACGGCTGGAGGAGGAATAGGTGCTCCTGGTTTAACTATGTTTGGTGCAGGAGATTCTCAAAGACAAGTTGTCTATGGGATGACAGATAATAATGCAGCTTTAAGAGGATCTGGTGTTGTAGATGGTGCTCCTATGCCTCCAGATTTAGATGCGAGTTACTTGAAATTAAATCTTCCAGGTTCTCCATTACCTATGAATGCTATGTCTTCTGTTCAGAATCTAAGGGCAAGTATTAATAATCAAAAAATGTTCATTGCACAGTACCAAATGACTTTGGCACAGATGATGCCACCTGCTGCTAACCAACAACTTCCTGTTGGATATCCACCTCCTAAGAAAAAATGAGTAAAGAAAGAGCTGCTGAAGCCGTTGAAAAGTCAAAAGACTATAAAGAAATAATGATGGCTCTTGCTGCAGAACAGGCAGCTTCTCAATCAGATTTACAACCTCCAAATATTAATCCAAATCCAAAACCTGATGGATTACCAGTTGTTCCACCTACTGGTTATTCTCAGTACAACATGGTCTAATAGACATCAAACTTACATAAGGCGATTGATAAACTCATATTATAATTATTTCAATGGATTTTTTCCAGATATAGAGACTTCATCCTCGTAAGAGGATTTTGTTCTCAGATATCAGCAAACTAAACGCTGAGAAAACAAAATGTTTATAGACAACGATTTCCCCAAACTGCTTGGTGCGGAGCTTTATAGGCCCCATCCAGCGTATATTGTGGAGATGGCTGCCGAACCAGTAGTCGTACATGACTTTACTAAACAACCTGGTCAAACTGTTCAGTTAGACCGCTACAGGTTCTTTGGTAACCCTGGCACTAAGACAAGCCGCGAGCGTACTCAGGATCAAACCATAGGTACAGCAAACAGCAGATCTATTGTCAAGGACAAGGTTCTAGTATCTCTTCGTGAATATACTGGCCCAGCAGATCCAAATAATACAAATCTCCCTAGCACATTCAAGATTGCTCGTGAGACATTGATGACCGCTCAGCGTCTACTGCTCGATACTGGGAACCTTAACATGTTCCATCAGTCGATTGGTTCGCTTACCCTTCTTGATGATTATCGCCGTTGGCGCGATAGAGTCTTCTTAGACGAGCTATTCAAGACTGAATCACGCGGTCAAAGTAGTGATTCACAAGGTGGTTACTACTATCCTAACGGAAAAGCTAAGAGTAATTCCACTACTCTTACTGCTTACACAGCTACAGAGTATGCTTCTGAGCGCTTCAAGTTCAATGTAAAAACTGACCTTTTAGAAGTTGTAAAGAGCTTACGTAAGCGTCACGTTCCAGTCTTCGCAGACGGCTACTATCGTTGCATAGCAGATCCTTCTCTAATGAAAGATCTACGTGCTGATCAAGGCTTCCGTGAAGTTGCACGTTACCCTGGCATGGGACAACCTAACCCTCTTATGGGTGCAATGGGTCCTAACCAAGCTATCTACGGTGGTGGTCAGTACGGCCAAGCACAATTCGTAGGTGGTGAGCCAGTAATGCCATCCGGCTTCGTATTTGAAGGTGTGAGATTCTTCGAATCCACAAACTTCCCTGCCAAAACTATCTCGGTCGATATCGGTGATGGAAACGGAGCTTCCTCAAGAACTACTCCTGCTGGACTATTTTTCGGTCCTCAGGCGATAGGTGTAGGTATTGGTGGTCCAAATGCTCAAGTTCTAATTAATAACAACGACGACTTTAGTCGCTTTATCATCTTGATATGGCAACTTTATGCTGGCTTTGCGAACTTGAATAAGGACTTCATTACAACAGCCTTCACTATCACTGAATAAGGAGGTATTAACTAATGGCATCTTATAAAGGACAATCTGGAGCCGTTCTCCAGCCAGGTAATCAGATCAATAGACTTTCTGGTTACAACGATGAAGGCGTTTTTGGCCTTCCAGGTGTTGAAGCATTTGAAATTGTTGGTTATGTAAAAGTTTCCAACGTAGCGGCTGACAAAGCCTCTTACAAGAGCTTCAATATCACAGTACCTTCTCCTGATAGACGTTCTGGAGACAGAGTTCGTGATGATCGTACTAGCCTTGTTGTACAAGCTAGTGCTGCTCGTCCAGCTTATGTCTATGGAGCTTCAATCGCTATTGGACAGGACGTACCTTCAGCTGCACAAGATAGAGCAGGCTTCCCTGCTGCACCTGTAACAGCTGATTTAGGAGCTACAAGTACTGAGCTACTACTTCTAGGACCTGACAACAGTGGCGCACCACTTGGTGTTCCAGCTACTCAGTTAAATGGTCTAGCTGCAGCTAGTTCTTCAATTACTGCTGCTTCTAGTGCTTTTGCTCAAGGAGCTGCTGACACAACAACAGGTAACCTACCATTCTGGTCAGGCGTAACTAGCACAATTGCTGCTGCTGACGCTGCTGATTCCATGATGTATAAGGTCACAGCCGATACCACATTCAAGGTATACAATGTAAATGCAATCACTAACACTTCTGTGTCTGGTGACGGTGTTTATATTAGTGCTGACGATTCCGATGCTGGTCGCGCAGGCTACATTCTTTGCCGCGTGAACTATCTACGTCCTGCTGCTAATGTTTCTTGGAATGATATCCAAGGATTCATCGACTTCGCCTCTCAGTTAGGTGGTAACGACGAGTAATAGTCTTTTAGATTAAAAGAATTGGCGGGTCTTGATGACCCGCTTTTTCTTTGCTTATAATGGGATGTCTTCGGTTCTTTACTAGTGATTTTTGTTGCTCTTGCTATTCTTTTAATAATCACAATTATTTTTTGTTTTTTAATTCACGATAACTCTCACCCTAACCATCCGATCTAAATTGAAAGCTTAGATTTAGTAGGGTTATTGTCATAACGTATTCAATCCAGTCCATTTATGTTGTATCAATACAAAGTCACTGGAGGGCTTGTTGAAGTTATCTCTAATCATGGTGAAGGCATCATGATGTGCCTAGATGCACAAGATGAAGTTTTATATGTAGATGAGTGTGACTTGACTCCTCATATTGACGCCACTAATGAAAAGATACGTACAGAAGAACGTTTAACTGCAGAATTAGCAGCGGACGGAGTTAAGCCTGCCAAACTAACTACAAGAGAAACTTTCCCAGTTGACACTCGTGTCAATATTAATACTGCTTCTGCCCGTCAAATTGCCGATGCATTACCTGGGGTAGGGCTTAAAACAGCTCGTGATATTAAAGATTTACAGACTTCTCAGTCTGGTGAAAGATTTCAGAAGTTAGAGCAATTGAGAAATATTAAACGAGTTGATTGGGATGAAATTTTTAAGGAGAACTTAGTACGGGTAGACTAGAGACTAGGCTAAATTGATAACTTTTAATGAAGCTTGATACGTATGTACAATCTAAGGTTCGTTGGCATTTAGGTTATAACTTAACTTCAGTTCCAGCTGGTGACCAAGCTCGACTTGAAGAGGCTATGAATAATATTCAAGACTCTTTTTGGTACGACAAGATTGTTGAACAGGTTAGCCGTTGTGACGAAGCTGAAAAACGCACAGATATGACTGGTAGCGTTAATAATGACTCCGTGCCGAAGAGTAGAATCGAAAGCATTTTAGGTGATGTTGATAGAACAATTTCAACATCTGATTTTAAAGAGACATTAAAGACGTGGACTCAGATTTATTTGTATGAAACAGATAGGTTAGCATTACATTTATACGTTCCTAATTATAGAAATCCTGAGCAAGCTCGTTATCGCTTTAATCGAGAAGGAGCAGAATTTATTCAGGCTTTACCTGGACCAGCAGATGTAGCTGTTGGGACAAGATTAATTCTTGAAACAACTCATCGTTAAATTTTTTCATTATGGCACTCGATACAAAAAGTACTGGAAGAGTATTTGCTTCAGATTTTGCAAAAGATGATCCTAGAAGGAAAAAGTTTCAGGATTCAGCTGATAAAGCACATGCTCAAGATATGCATGAACATCAAAAAAGTAAGTATTCGTCTGCGAGTCGTCATCAAGAAAAGAAAGGATCTACAGCACTTGGCAACGTTGTGAAGGCAGCTTCAAAATTTCCTGCAAGAGAAATATTTTCAACAGTTGGAAAGATAGCAAAGGATAGAGCAAAAGGTGGTTCTGACAACCGTTCAGCGGCGGTAGATGCAGCTAGTAGATATCAAAATACTGGTCTTAGATTCAATGAAGAAGCTAAAGAATGGCAACATCGTGATACGGGTAAAGCAGCCACTGGAGAAGAAAGAGCTGCACAAGTAAGACACTATGGTGCATATACAGAAAAAGGAAGAGCAGGAATAGGTTATAGCGGTAAGGCTCCTACTAAACATGAGAAAGGATCAGACGCTTACTATGGACAAGAATTTGGACAGTCCCACGCAAGAGGTAGTGCTTGGACAGAACATCAACAAAAGCTTGATCCAACCTTAGATACTAAGGGATTACGGAGTAAATGGATTGAACAAAGAAGAGCTTTTGACACCGCTGGAGCTGGTGGTGGAGGTAAGCCAGTTATAGGAATAAATCCACCTAAAAAAGGAAAAAAAATAAGAGAAGGGAAAAAAAATGGAAGACCAAGACCTGATATGCCAACTCCAAAACCTCCCGCATATATACATCCGTGGGATAGAGACGATTGGGGAGCAGGAGATAGGGAGAAGATAGGTTTAGCACCACTTCCTAAACCACCTGTTGGAGCACCTGGGGGAACGCCTAAACCGCCTGTTGGAGGACCTGGAGATAGGATATATAAAACATTGCCTGTACCCATTAGAAGACCTCCTATTGGAGAAATTAAAAAACCAGGATTCCCTGGGGGCACTCCAAAGCCACCTCGTGAAGGAGGAGGAGGTATAAGGATAGGACTTCCAGGACCTCCAGGATTTTATGATAAAATGCCTGACGGTAGACAAAGAGGAGGAGGTAGAAGACCACCAATGTTCGGAGGAGGAAGAAGACCTCCTATGTATGGCGGTGGTAGAAGACCACCAATGTTTGGAGGCGGTAGAGGACCAAGACCTCCTATGTATGGCGGTGGAAGAGGTAGACCTCCAATGTTCGGAGGAGGTAGAGGACCAAGACCTCCTATGTTCGGAGGAGGCAGAGGTATACCTAAATATGGAGGTTGGGGATCACCTGGTCACAACCTTCCACCAATGTTTGGAGGTGGAAGAGGTAGACCTACTCCTGGAAGAGGAGGAGGACTACACATACAGTGGGAGGCCCCTGGTAATCCATCTTGGGAAAGAAAGAATCCTAACTGGAGAGATAATCCAAGGTGGAAAGACCATGGATCTAAGTGGAGGAACTCTCTACAAAACCGCTTTCCCCATTATAAGCACTTCTAGATGATGACAGATTCTGCTGCTAAAAGGGAACGAGCTAAGAGATTAGCAACCGATTATTCCGCCTCTCAAAGAGAACGGGATAATCAAGATAGGGCTAGAGGTGCTCAGAAGAGAGGAACTGTTACTGAAGGTGCTGAGAAGATGAGTATGGGAAGTATGGATAGACAGACTAAAAGAGTAGATCGACCTCCTCTAAGTGAAACTACAGAAGTAGAAACTAAATTACACTCAGCTAATGAACGTGAAGGTCATCGACCTCAATCAAAAGTCAGTTCTGAAGCAGTGACTAATAGAAAAAATAGAGAGCAACCAGCTGAAGATACTAAAAAGTTTGCAAAAGATTATGCATCTAAACACAAAGAGAGGAGAAATTAAATGTCTTTTTTTGATGATCTTGATTGGAACGCACGTGGCAGTACGTATGGACAAAAACATAAGACAGCTGGCGTTTCTTCTAAGTCACTAGGTGGGTTTAGAAGGTGGAGCAATCCTTCTTCTCAGACTGCTAGTACTAGAGCCAGTAAAGGTAGAGAATTTTTAAGTAGATTTGAAGACAAATTTAAAGATAAATTTAGAGATTAGAGACAGCATTTCCCCCTGTTATTCTAGGTAATAAGTCAGTTTTAGTTTTATGGCTATAAATTATTTTCAAGATACTATTTTCAGTACAGAAAGTACATTATCAGCACCAGCTGTTGGTACCGCTTTACAAGTAGCTGTTAATAATACGTTCTCTACAAGTGACTATACCTTTATCGTTACTGTTGCAAGTGTAGATACAAACGTAATTGTTAGGTTAGAAGGAAGTGTTGATGGAACTAATTATGCTCCAATAATAGCTAATCAAACAATAACTGCTAATGGGACAACTGCTTATAGTGTTTCTGGAAGACCAGTTAAATGGATAAGGACAAACTGGGTAAGTGAGGCTGGCGGTACCGCTGCTACTGTTACTTTTAGTGTAGCGGCTGCTTAAAATGACTCTTCCTGCTGTCAATCCAACAACTAGGAATGGTTATATGTTTGGTGCAAGAAGGGAAGAAATACCTTGGGAATCTGAAGGTCCAGATACCGGTAGACGTTTTCAAGAAGGAAGACCACAACGTATGGCTGGACAAAAGAATATTTTAGGTGTGCAACTTGGTCAAAAAGATGCACCTTATGGAGTAGGTCGTAATTTTGTACCAGAAGATAGGGATATTTGGGATGTAGATGCTGGTGATGATGCTTATGCACAGCAAGATCCTTGGAAAACTTTTGATGATAATTTAAAATCGTGGTAAAAAACCTTCGGCTATAATGATTTCTAAGTCTACTTGTAAATAAACGTGTCAAGCAGTAGTTCAAATAAGCAACCATTAATGGTTGATCGTCCGGCAACGACGTCTACATTATTAACTGTTGCGTCAGGACAAGCTTTTTCTACCAGTCTTATTCCAACTGCTGTTGGTAACTCTACAAAGGTTTTTGATTGTGATTCAGCTTTAACAGATACTTCTATTAGTGGAGCCTACATTGATGAAATCTGGTTTAGATATACTAAACGAGTAATTGAAAAAATTGATGCTAGAACAGCAACTTCTGGTACTTATTCAGCAGCATCTACTACTGCAACAATAACCATTTCTGGGGGTCATAATTTAGAAGTAGGTCAAGCAGTATTTTTAAATTTCACTAGTTATAATTCTGGAGCTGTTCCTATTGATGGAACCTTTACCATTGTTACTATTACTCCGACAACATTTACTGTTACTATTCCTAACATTGCCAGTGGAACAATTACAGGTAATGTAGATGTTTATGATCCGATTGATTTTTGTTTTTACTTAGTAAATACAGGAACAGTTACTAATATTAACCAATTCTTTCCATTGTTTGTTGCAAGTATTGATGCTGTAGCTGCTACACAATATTGCAGTTTAACTTTAAAAGAAGTTTTACCTCTTATTAATCATCCTGTCGTTCAAGCTGGTTCTAATTTCGGTTCTGCTAATAATGAAATAGCGCCAAAACAACGTGGCTTAATGCTTAAGCGTGGACAGGCTTTATACGTCTCTGTTAGTGGTACAGCGGCTTTGACGAATGGTTTCTATTGTAATATACAAGGTGGATATTACTAAATTGAAAGATGCCTTTTGGTATAGGTAAATTTAATACTTCACCCAAGACAAATTTCGATAAAGGGTTTTCAAAAAATTTAGATAATGGTGCTTTTTCCGTAGCCGCGAGTGGTGGAAGAAGTTATAAAAATAGTGAAATTAGGTTTTATAATACCGATTCATTATGGAGTAGATGGCGTAAAGGATTTGAATTATATACCTTAACTCAAAGTATGTTAGGTTCCACTGCGGGAGAAAGACAACGCCGTGGAGACTATCGTTTATATTTTACTTTTCAGCAATTTCCAGGTGTATTTATTCCTGCAAGACTTTATACTTTTCCTTCTTCTAATCAAGAATTAGGAGAACATATTGTTGGTATGCGTGATACAGATGCATTTAGTTTTTATGACTATGGTTTACCAATACTCGGAGTAAGATATTTAGGTAAATCTGTCAGTGCTACATATAGTCAATCCGGTACAACATTAACTGTCACTAAACAAGATCATGGTTTATATCCTGGAGAAAGTGTTTGGTTAGATATCTCAACTGGAGGAGGTGTTGACGAAACACTATCAATTGTAAGCACTACGCAAAATACATTTACTGTCACTACTTCAGCATCGGCAACTAACAACGGAAATGTTAACTATTATTTATCGACTACTTTTGGGGATTCGCGTTGGACTACTACAAGAGTTCGTCTTCGTTATTTGCCTACAGAGCTTTCTTTCTTTTCAGGCGAACGGTTAGCTGATCGGATTATAGAAAAAGATCCAGGTCTTGCCTCCACTTACTCAAGAAGTGGCTCTACAGTTACGATTACATGTCCCTCTGCTCATGGTTTATCTTCAGGAAACAAGGTATTTATTGATGTCACTAGTGGTACTGTTGCCTCTGGTAGATATACAGTTACTGTTACTAGTTCTACTCAGTTCACTTTAAGTACTCTTCTTAGTGGTACTACTTCAGGTAATGTAACTGTTAGTCGTCTACTTAGAGGTAGAGATTACAAAAATTATGTAGGTTACACGGTTACTGGTTTAGACGCTGTAACAAAAGAAATCATATTTCAAAGGCAAGATAGTTATGGAGCTACAACGACTGATGAAGTAACTTCAACTGTTGTACCTGCTCATCGTGGTTTTCTTGTAGGTAGATATTTAACGACTGAATTACGATGGCAATGTTCTTGTCAAGACTTTTCAAGGCGTGATAGTTATAATTTATATAGTGATTTACTTTCTGACAAATTTCCAAGAACAACTGTTAGATCAACTAAACCAGGTGGTGTTTTACAGCCAGATGGAACAGTTAGTGAAGAAAGAGATATTCCAGGTACTTTTAGAGATTTAGGCTTTACTGTTATTAATAATTTTTATGAATTACCAGAATATGAAGATACAAAATCAGTTGATTTCCAGAGTTTAATGTATTACCAGATGCGTTGGTGTAAGCATATTTATGCAGCGATGTTTGCCATTACACATGATGAAGGAAACGAACCGATCGATTTAGCTGCTAAGTACGTTCAGGATGGTCCAAGTATAACTATTAATATTGACAATCATAATTTACAAGCTAATACTAAGATAGAACTGACGTTTACAAGTGGCAATGCCGTTTCTGGTGAATACACCATTAGTTCGGTACCTAATCCAAATAGTTTTACTGTTGTTTATCCTTTCAGTGATACCGGTAGTGGTTATTGCACTGTTAGTAATTTAAAAAAACATGATTATGTTCGTTCTTGGTTATTAGAACCAAGTGATAAGCCTGTAGGAGCCGGTTTAGAGAAATTCGAAAAGAACTTTAGTAAAGAAAAATTAAAAGTACAAGATAATTATGAGTTATTAAAATTAACTCAACAAAATACAAAGTGGAGTGGAGGTAAAACTGTCATTGGTAATAGAAATCAACCCCAATCTATTTCTGATTTTGATCCATCTGTAATTGGGATGACTCTTACTGATGGTTTAAAACGAGATGCAGATGGAAATTTAAGTCGAGATGGAAAAGCAGTTAATACTACTAATCGAATGATTACATTAATTAATAAATTATTTAATCGAGCTCCAGCTTTATTAGAGGATACAAAACTCGGCATAGTTGATAAACCTATTAATGAGTTTGCTTCTGATTATGAAGCAGGTGTTATTGATGGAGGTGCTTTTATTAATGGTATTCCTACTAGTACTACGGCTTCTACAAGTACAATAGATAGCGATACTTATAATCCTATTACTGATCAGGATGTAGTTGTTGATTCTGATCTTTATATTAATAGTTAGCTATGGCTGTACAAATCCTTTCTCGTCGTTCCAGTACTCTTCACGACCGGCCTTATCCTATTCGTCTTGGTACTGCTGAGTTGGCTGTTAATAATAATGCAGGTGACCCTGGACTCTTTTTTGCTGATAATACAGCTTCTCCTTCAACAGGTTTAATTAAAGTAGGACCTATCTCTGTTGGTTCAACTGCTCCTAATACTTCTGCAGCAGGTTTTAGTTCTCTTAGTAAAGGTGAATCTTGGTTAGATACAGCTAGTACTCAAATTTATAAAATATATGATGGCTCCAATTGGCAGACAGCTAAAGCTGTAGCATCAGTAAGTGCTGGCTATCCTGCTAATCCTATAGATGGTCAATTGCATTACAACACATCTACCAACAAGTTAGCTATTTACTTACTTGCAAGTACGTCTTGGGTTGTTATAGGTCCCTAGTGTTGAGCTAACAAATGATCTAGAATGCGATCCAATTTGTTATGGACAGCTTGCATTTCTCTTAAGAAGTCTTCTTTTAACACGTAATCACGTACAACTCTATCTTCTAGATTATCAAGGTCACGCTCAATATATTCAAATCGCTTTTCTAATTTTTGATTAAAATTTGAGAATGCTCGTGTAATACCAGCAAAGGCACCAATGCTTCCAGATAAGATGGCGGCTATTAACTCTGTTGACATAGTTTGATCCTCTTTTTCTATTCTAAAGGAGTTTACAAATTAAAATGATATTTAATAGACAAAGATTATGGCTACAGGATACGAACCTAATGTAGAAGGTGCGATAGCAGTCTTAGTAGATTTGTTAGATGCAAATTCATTTACTAAAACACGAATTCCCTATGAACCAAATTATCGTGGTTTAGTTGATGCATTAATAGATTTAAAGGAAGGTTTTCCTACGTATGCTCCTACACGTTTAAGTTTTGATGCAACCGCTTTTGAAAATGTAACTGAAGGTGATGCTTTATATATGAGAGCTTCAGATGGACAGGTAGGCAAAGCTAGTGCTGCTAATGGTTCGTTAGAAAATGCACATGTAATTGGATTGGCTGATGCAACTACTTCAGCTACTGGTACGTGCAAAGTAATAACAACAGGCGTTAAAACACTTTCGAGTATTGATCCAGGTGATATTTATTATTTAAGTCCGTCAACTGCTGGTGCTATTACAACTACAGTTCCTTCTTCATCTGGTCAAGCTATTGTAAGAGTTGGTGAAGGTGCAACGACTACTCTTTTCAGTATTCGTGTAGAACCTCCTATTAGATTAGACTAATGTCAGGTGCAACTGATCATGATCCTTATGAACCTAATTCGGAAGGTTTAGTTGGGGTTTTACTTGATTTAAAAACAACAATAGCTGGTAAGCAGGTTTATTCCATTATTGGTTTTACTGCACCTGCTTTTGAGAATGTAACTGCAGGAGAGGCTTTATACTCTCGTGCAAGTGATGGAAAAGTAGGTAAAGCCATTGCAAATGATACTCTTGATAAAGCAACTTGTATTGGTTTTGCTAGAACAACAAAGACAACTGGTCAAGACGTAGATGTTGTAACTCATGGTCAATTATCTAGTTCGAGTTTAACTACAGGGAGTGACTATTATTTATCTGCAGCTACTTCAGGAGCTATTACAACTACACCACCGAGTGGTAGCGGTAAATATTTAGTTCGTTTAGGTAGAGCATCTGGCACTGCACAATTAATTGTCAAGATAGAAGCGCCTATGGGCAGGAGTTAATAACTTTATTATTGGTAAGATAGAT